CTGTTTGATCTTCACCTAATAGGTCTTCTGGTCCTAGTTCCTGTGCTTTAGTTTTCTCATTTACTAATTTGTAAATGTAAGGAAATACATCTTTTAATTCTTCATTAAACTGTTTAATAGTTAATTGATCAATCCAATTACTTGCAACATCTTCCGGGACATCTTCTATTACAGGTGTTGTGTAATTAGCAAATGCTTCTTTATAATAAGCCTCTTTTTGTAATTGCTCTACAGTCTTCTTAACAGCGTCAATTCTTTCATAAACAACATCCATGTAATCAGTTAAGCCTTCTGCCATTACATTAGAGCGACTCATGTAATTTTTGAATTTTCTTAACTTAGCAAGTTCTTCTGATAGGCCCACAATGTGTTTACCAAAATCATCATAAGCATTACCGCCTTCACTTACATGTCTAGCCATTGCTCTTGCACCATTCAAATGTCTAAACGGATATTTAAATCTTTCGCCCTCAGAACTTTCAATGTATATGGCTTCTACATTTTGTGTTCTGCCAGCTGCATATTCTTGGTTCACAGGTTTGCTATGTTTTAGTGCTAATCTAGCTGTACCTACATCTTGGTAGCTTGATCTACTAGTTCCATACATTTTTGATTCGCTCATTGTTTCTTCTCCGGATTTATTTGCTAAAAACTTATAATCTCTTCTATTTAAATTTGACTTTGTAATGTCTCTGGTATCAAAGTTTAGCAAACGTTTTTTAGCAAAATATCTAAGTTCTTTTAAAAACCCGTACCATCGTTCTTTCGTAAACTTATCTTGCCCTTCGATAAAATTGTTACTGTACATAACACTTAAACTTTTATCGTCGACACTTATACTTACCTTACCTAAATTCTTATCGCCTTCTTTGAAATCAAAATCAAAAAATCTTGCTTCATTAGGAACGTTTGTTACATTACCTTCATTATTGCCGATCGTAACGCTTGGAAAGCGGCCTCGTATTTTATTAAATAATTCTTCACTAATTAGATCTAGGTTTTTCATATTAATATTTATCAATAATTGGTCGATATGAAGATGGGCATGGGTGGTTCATAATCTATTTCATTTTCCATACTTTTAAATGTATTATACACTCTAGGATCCCAATCTTTAAGCACACTCATAATCCTAATAACAAGTAATAATGCACTAATTAAATCATCTGTTTCTCCGGTTTTTGCTTGATAGCTTGATCCTGTTGCAATAAATCCCTTTAATTCACTAATCAATGCTCCTGAAGAGATTTTCATTTTATCATTTTCTATCATTGTCTTCATTCTACTACATGCACTAATTTTTGTACTGTGCGTGGTGTTAAAGCCCTTACGGAATTTTCTAACATGTCCTTTACGCATGGGCTCGCTTACAAACAAACCTGGCAAATTTTCTTCACCAAAGTCATTTATAACAATAAGAGCTGCTTCTCCTAATCCGTTATTCTCAACTGACCAATATATACCTTGCGGATTATTTGTTTCGCTTGCTATGTGATCTAGTATGTCTTTTAACACACGTACTTGGCTGGTAATAGGACTTGTATTGTGTCTCCACTCTGCAACTTGTTCATAACTAGGTAATTCAAATACCTGTATTGCTGAATAATCGCCACCTGTGCCCATACTAGGGTCTAATGCAACAACATAAGAACATTGTTTAGATAACTTTTTATACCAACGTGTTTGACCCATGTTCATTATAGGTTTTTCGCCTTCCATAGTAACAAGTTTCAAACTACTTATAAGTGTCTCGTCAAATACTAAGAATTCGCAATCATATTCACGCCTAAATCTTTCTTCTCCGATACGTCCTAGTTCTTCATCTTTCCATTTTTCATCTCTGTCAGGATGCTCTTGCCAATAACTTCTAAAACTATGAAATCCGTTAGCACCTACTTCTTGTTCAGCACCGTTATCATCATATTTCTTTTCTGCTTCTTTCCAAATATTAGCAAAGGTATCTTCATCTGAATTGGGTGTTGAAGTTATAATAGCACGACCACCTGTTGCTAGTGTAGGTGATATTGATGTCCAAAATTCTGTGGCAATATTAGGTTGCACAAATGCAAACTCGTCACAGTATAGTAATGATATACTCATACCACGTCCTGTGTTGCCTGTTGTGGTGGCACTAACAATACGTGAACCGTTTTCAAATTCAATAGAACCTTTGTTATAGTTAGTAACGCCGGCTCTAATATAATCAGGACATAATTCGTATGCATAACGTATACGTTGCATAATTTCTTGTGCACCTGTGTACTTGTGTGCGGCAATAAGAATAGTTTGATCGGGATTAAACATAGCATACCAAAGCAGATATATTCCGGCGCATGTTGTCTTACCGGTTTGTCTTGGCAACATATTAACATTAAATCTAAAATTATGATAGCTTTTTAACAAACGTTCTTGGTATTCAAAAGGATTAAATAAAAGTTTACCTTTTACAGGGTGCTGTATATATGAAAATTTACGTGCAAAATATAAGTATCCTTCGTTTGGATCCATACATGATTGCAAATCAAAAATTTGTTCTTCTGTAAACGTTTCTTTTTGGTTGGCTTTTTTGGTTAAAACACCGTCTAAACTTTTGCTCATACTATATTTAACCTATTATATCATCGTAATAGCCTGTATCGAATCTTAAATCAAATAATTTGCGTTTGTCTTGTTGTATTAATACAGGTACTGGAGATGCATTAGGACCATTAGTTGGTTCGCTCCACAACCATTCGTATGTTCCGTCATCAATTTTTTTGTGTAATTTTTTTAATCGTCTACGATTATAGTTTGGGCAAATGTAAACAATGGCCTGATTGTTGCCTAGTGGCTCAATTTCTCCAGACCATTGCGTAATTTTTAATTCGCCTTTTTTAAAAGCAGCGCCACTCCAAGGACATACAGGTTTTATGTGTTGGAAATATTGTTCCCAATTAACCTCTTGACTTTTTACCACGGCTCGTTTTTCCTCTTGAGCCCTCCATTGCACCGCGTGACTTCTTCTTCTTGCCACGACCCTCAGTGGTTTGTATGTCTTCTTTTGTACCACGTGATTTCTTCTTACCACGTCCACGGCCTTCAGCTGTCATTTTTTCGTTTAATGCTGCCCATAGCTGTTCTTTGATACTTGTTTCTAGCGCCATAGGATTGTCACCGTCTTGTGTTGCAGGATATGCTTTTTTCTTTTTATGCATACCACCTGATTGATACATGTAGTCGTCATCTTTGTATTCTTCGTCTGGTGAGTTATCCCAACCATCTTCTTCTACATCTTCTTCAGGCATTGGGCCTTTAAGTCCTGCTAATTTTTTCATGTCTCCCATGCCGCCCTCGTCGCTACCGCACGGTGATTCATCTGGCATGTTATGATCATGATCCATTGGCATGTCCATTGGCATGTCCATTGGCATATCTATTGCACCTACTGGAGCTGCATCTGGCATACCTGCATTTTTAAGGATTTTTAATAATTCGCCTACTTCGCCTGCATTGTCGCCGCTCATTGATATATTCATTGATGCTGATTCGTTTATTGCTTTTTTCATACTATAATCCTTACTTGAGTTAATTCCAGCGGTTGCTGGATTTGCTGGTCTTGGTGGAGGTGCTGTTGGTGTTGTTGGATTTGTTTCCGGGTTTCCTGTTGGATTTGCAAGTTTGTTAGGATCGGCACCTGCTTGTGCTTTTGGATCTTCTTTGTCTGCACCTTCTCCATAAGTCTTGCCATCATACTTGTAAGTTCCACCAACAAGTCCTTTTGGTGCTTTAACCACTTCAATTTTAACACCTTTTGCAGCCAAACCATCGATCACTTTTTGTAGTTCGGCTCCACTAAAGTCATCTAATACTTCTACTATTAGTGTTGGATTTTTAGTTAACATGCTGTCGAAAGCAGCTTTGTCTGCTATTTCTGCTACTGCCGCATATACAGCTTCTTCGTCTGTACCCATACCTCTAACTGCTTTTAATAATTTGCCTGCAATAGCATCTTGCGCAGCTGCGTTTGCTTCACCTGCTCCACTTACTAGTTTGTTGTATTCTGCTCTAAGTTTAGATAGTTCTGTAAACTTTGCTTGCATTTCTGGATCTAAACCTGCTTGATATTCTGCATCATCGATCTTAGCTTGTAGTTCACCTACTATGCCTTTTAGTGTTTCTTCGTCTTCTGGAGATAATTTTTCGTCTAATCTTTGTAGTGTTTCTAGCATGTTACGCATACTAAAATCAATGCTTTGGTTTTGCTGTCCTCCTGGAGGATTCGCAAACTTACCACTAGTTGCTCCAACTCTTCCTGCGGCTTGACCTGCAGCCATTGCATCATCACCACCTGCTTGTGCTTTTGGTGCTTCGCCGCTACCAAATGCTGCAATACCTTTTTTTAGCAGTTCTATTGCACTATCTAAATCTTGTGTTAAATCAGTATCTGCAATACCGCCTTTACCGGTTGGATCTTTGCTAAACTTAACTAGTTCTGCCGCTGTTTCTGCACCAGGGTCACCATCTACAGTGATGCCTGCAAGTCCTTGAGCTTTTTTAACTGCTTCAATACTTGCTGGTCCGTATAGTCCATCTGCGTCAATGTCCATATCTTTGTTGCCAGTTATACTAGCAATCTGTTTCATTATCTGTTGAACAGCTGCTGCTGATGCAGATTTTCTTTTACCATTATCAGTTGCTTTCAACAAACCTTTTGCTTCAAACTTATCAAGTTCTTTCTGCATTTCGTTAGTGATCCAAAGTGCAGGATCTTTGATAGCTGCCGCAATAGCACTATCACTGTCAGTATCGATTTGAACTTCACCTTCTTCACCTGGTTCATCTATACCTTGTGTAGACTTTGCTTGAAATTCTTTGTACTGATTAAGAGCAGCTTCTATTTGTTGCTTTATTGATTCATCAGCAATATTAGGTAATTCTGTTTCTAATTCTTTAATTAAACCTTGTAACTCTGTTGTTTCTTCTGCAGAAATTTCTTCTAATAATTGATCTGCATAACTACGTGGTGCCCAACTTTCTTCAGCTGGTGCTTGTTCTATTGCCTTTGCAAGTAGTTCTTGTACACGTTTTAATTTTTCTGCAACTGCACCTGCCGCGCCGCCTTCGCCATCCATAGCCTTTGGATCTTCGCCTGTTTGGTCATTAACTGCTTGTTGGAATTTTTCTTTATCAGGATCACCTTCTTTTTTCTTATCAGCAACTTTTTGCATTTTATCTACAATAGGTTGAGGTAATAATTTTAGTTTTGCTAAATCTTGTGATTGCCCTAAACTAGCGCCTCTTGCTCCAGATGGTTGTCCATCTTTCATGAATATAAATCCGCTTCCATCTGCACGGTACATTCCTTCAAGACCTAATGTTTTAGCTGCATATGCAAGAACATATCTAGCGTTGCTATCACTACCTGCTTCCTGCTCCATCTTTGCAACGTCATCTAAGGTCATACCCGACTTTGCATATTTTGCTACAATAGCATCTAATTCTTTGTTACCACCTGCTTGAGGCGCTGCTGTACTAGCATCAAACTTTTCATATGCATTACTACCGTCAATAAATTTTTGTGCATCGTCTTCTGCAGCATGTAAGTCAAAGGTATTTCCATCTGAGTCTTTAATTTTTGTTACAGGTAAACTCTTGTCTACATTAAAGTTTACTAAATCACCTGTACTGCTTAATCCACGAGCTGGTGCTTCTGTTAAAATATCTAAGTATGATCGCATATTATTCATGTTAACTTCCTATAGTGCTTTTTGTGTTTTCATCTGCACTAATATCCTTTGACTCTCCAGGCTTAATACCGTCTACAGGGTCAATAGCTCTTTCTTTACGTGCAACTTCTAATTCTTTTAGTAAGTCCATAGTTCTATTGTTAGCAACTTTATCTTGTGCGCTTTCGCCGCCCATTTCTTCTGTAGCTAATAAAGACTCGTATGGTGCTTTTTCATCTGCAACTTCCATTTGTTGTGCTTCTACAGGATCGCCTTCTCCGCGTACAATTAAATTAGCATGTGCGGCGCCGGTTTCGTCAACAAGATATTGTTCTAATACAAATGCTGTAACTGGATAACTTACTTCGACATCATAATGTGTAACTTCACAGTTTTGTAATTGTGGGAAATCTAAAGGTTTTTCTGTAATTGGTGTTTTCTTTCCTGTGCTAACAGATACAACTTCAAATTTTGTTAGAGACCTTTCTAGTATATCAGCAAAGTTTTCTGGCAATTCGCCAGCTACTCTTACCTTAAATTTGTATGTCTTTTTGGACTCTGTTAAATATTCTTTAAATGCTTTCATGATACGATCCTACTATAATGTTATTTATCCATATTCTTAAGTTTTTCGAGCAAACTATTACGATCTGTTACTACATAACCCTGTCCTGATATTACATCTCCTTCAATACCATTACTATCTTTATCTTGTTTTTCTTTTCTAAGTTGTAGCTCGATCATTTTTAATTTTTTATCTAGTTTTGCTGTCTTGGCATCTAAACTTGTTTTGAGCATATTACCAGCAACTTCAAAAACTCTACCACTATATCTGCTTTCTACATTCATACCCAGGTCCATCAGATCATCATATGCAGTCATAGCTTTGTCAGCGACTTCATTTAATTCTTTGTCTGCTAATTCGCCTAGTCCCTTAACAGCAGGTAACGCACTAGCAATCTTGTCTAGTTCAGATATGTCTCGTGCAGTATCGTTTTGCTCTACAATAGCTGCTTGTGCCTTTTCAGTATTTTTTGATTCTTGAATAATATCTTTTGAATCGGGCAAATTTAATAATTCTTCAAGTTTTTTTGTCATGTATAATCTCGCATTAACTACTAATATTTATACTATCTTGAGCCTTGATGGAAAATATCTGTTTCGTTTACAACCCTAAATACCATGCCTTGTTGTTTACAATATGCATTTGCTGCTGACCATTTAGCTTGATTAAGTATATAACTTGCTTGATTAGCTCTACTTTTTCCTAATTTATCTCTATGTGTTTGATTAGCAGGTTTTACTTCTATTAATTCTACTCTTTGTTTTCCATTTTTGTCAACATATGCAACAAAAAAATCCGGAACATAGATTGTGTGTTTGCCCGTGAACGGATTTCTGTAAGGTATTCTTATTGCTTCACTAGCCCATTGTGCTACATTAGGATGTTCATCACAAAAACGCATAAATGCAAATTCCCAACTACTTCTATAAGTAGGTGTTTTTCTTCCTACATATTTGTTTGGATTTTTTTGATTAAATTTACCTTGTGCAAACCTAGCCATAGCATCAAACCACTATGTTACGTTTTTCAATTTTATCCACAGTTGCAGTACGTTTAAAACCTACACTTGACGTTGCATCTCTGTTGTAGTTAAGTACTTCGGCAACCACTGTGCTTAATTGTACTTCATCTAAACCTTTAAGGGTATCCAATAATGTAAAAATATTGACATTATCTATTTTTGCTTGCTCTAATAAAACTGTTGATGTACTTTGAGCAGCTGTTTTATCAAAACCTCTTTTCAGAAAGAAACCTATTACAGCATCAACTTCATTGGTAGGAAAACTTATTTTTTTTGTAAAATATTTGTCAAAAAATTCTGTAGTTCTGCCTTCTGACGTTGTTTCTTTTTTTGGTAAACTTGACATTATGTAGCATCCTTAAGTGCTTGCTGTGCTGATGAAGATAGTGCGGCATATGCTGCATTAGCACCGTTGACTCCTCCAGTTCCACCGTTAGCTTGGTGTGTTTTAGTAAATGCCGCTTTTGCAGCACTTTCCTTGGCCGCATCACTGTTATTTACTGCTTGTGTTACTGCTTTTAATCCTGCAACTGCTGCTGTTGCAATCACAAGATCTTTTGCTCCTCCGCTACCACCATTCTTTGGAAAAAATGTGTTTGCAACTCCGCTTACATCTGTACCAGCTGCCGCGCCTATTGCTCCTGTAAGCAAACTAAATCCTTCTGCCCTAATACCTTCACTACTCAAGTTACGTACATTTGCAACCAAATTTGCGGCTGCTAATCCTGCTTCAAGAGGACTGTTAAATCCGCCGTCATTAGTAATGAAATCATATAAACTTATACCAGCACCAATTGCTCCGCCTATTCCTAGCGAACCTCCACCTAACAAACTTGCTGGACTAGGTGTTGTGTCATAGTGTGACGGATCTCCGAAACCTTTTGGATTATCTACTCCTATTTTGCCTCTATCATACCACACTGCTTCGTATGCAATAGTCATATTATTTGCCATAGTTCCACTTCCATCTGCACTATCTACACTATCGTGACCCCAATCTGTAACAGTAGGATTTACTAATGTATATGTAGTGAATGTTTTCCGTGTAAGCTGGCTAATTTGTATACTTTTAAAAAACGGTTCGTTTTGATTATTATCTAATCCATAAGCATATTTGTTTCTTTCTTTTCCGGCGTATGTATTATCTCCAGCAGCAGTTTTACTTACTTGTCTGTTATATGCTTCTGGACGTGACCCATAATTTCCGTCTGCAAAATAATACCTATAATAGGCTTCCATCAATGCACTAGTTACACCTAAATTGTCATCATGAAAAGAGATGCTACATGGATTATATGAAATGCTAGTTTGTACATTTTTTATTCTATTATATTTTTTCTTTGTGTCAACAGTTGCGGTATATTTAGGTAAATCTGCACTCTTTACAAGTAACCCAATTTCTCTATTGTGCCGTTGTTTTAATTCAGGCAAAATACTTGCAGGTTGATCGTTTATTTCAAAAAATACGTGGTAAAGAAATTTTGTTTTAGGAGCTAATCTAAAAGCATCTGTAACAAATGTTTTACTAGCGTGTCTAAAGTCTCCAAGGTTACCTTTTGGACCTAATGCTCCGCTTGCTAAATTATCTAAAAATCCTGTGAACTTTCCCATACTAATATTTATCCAATTTAAAAAGTGCGTATATAAAAGAATAAGGGGTACTTAAAAAAGCACCCCTTAAGATTAGGAACTTAATTTTATTGTTTAGGCGCCGCCGCCGGTAACAAGTGTATTTACAGTTCTGCCAATAGCAGTACCGATGCCTGTACCTTGTGGAGACTGCACAGCATTATCGTATTGAATATTTAATGCAATGCTAACTGGATCTGTTGAATTAGAATAAGCTAAACTGTTATAGTTTGCACTTTCTAAGTAACAGCCGTATAATTCAAATGTTTCTAGTACAGTTGGTGTGTTTGCACCATTACCGCCGTCTAGTATTTCAATTCTACTTGTAAATTTGTAATCTTGTCCGCTTGCAGCACTTGACTGCTCGTAAAAGTCGAACTGTTTCTGTAACTGTTCGCCAACAAGTTTTTGCACATTGTTGTTTACATCTTCACGTAAGTTAAGTGTAATTGGATCCCAAGTATGTTTACCTGCTAGGTAAACTCTTGAGTTGTAAATGTCTATAGTCATTTTTTCGAATGACACGTTTGGACGAGCTACATCAATTACTTGTTTAGTAAGTTCTGTTGTTGGTGTTGAAACTCCAAAATTTTCCAGTGACACTCTAAAGCGATACTGGAGTTTTGGCATCAACAAGCCTTGGTTACTAGCGGAATCTCCGCTTGCCAAGGGCACTGTGATTTTTGATAGTGTTGATATTGCCATTTAATTTGCTCCTAATCTAAAAGTATTTATCATTTTTTATAATCCTGCAATTTCACCAGTATTCTTAAGTCTTAGCGGAATGTAAATAAATTCAACTGCCTTAACAGGTTCAATAGCAATGTCTAAGTGTAGTTCATTTCTATCTATTCTGCTAGGTGTATTGTTAGATTCATCACAAACAACTAAGAAGTCATATAGTGCTCTTTGACCTACTAGTTCAAGCATTAGGCTTTCTGCAGCACCTTTGATCTCATCACGTGTAATTTTATCGTTTGGTTCAAACAAGTAAGGTTTAGCAAGTGTGTTAAGCTGACTACGTAAGTAAATTACAAGTCTAGCAACATTGATTCTATCCAAAGAACTTGCAGCAAGCTGTCTTGTTTTTTGTCCAAATGCAACCAATCCAGCACCTGTAATAAATGTAATAGGGTTAACATTGTTTGCATACAATGTATCTCTAGTACCTTCATTTAATGCTACTGATTTAAATTCGCCTTCGCTAGTAATAAATCCTGTTGAACTTGCATTTGTTATCCCGCCGCGTCTTGTTCCTGCTGGAGCAAACCATGGAAACGATACTTGGTCACTAAGTGCAATAGTTCTCATCATCATGTGACTTGGTGGAACAACAACATTGTTACCAAAATTATCGCTAGTGAAACCACTTGGATAGTAAACTGCTAGATAAGGATCAGTTGTAGTTAAACCGTTATCATTGTCTTCAACAGCTAGGTTAACGTTTGTTGCCCAATTATTTAATGATGTTGCGTCACTTGTTAAACGGAATGGAGAATCACCTAGTACAAAAGCTGACAAGCCTCTGTCATAGTTTAATGACTTCATTTCGCCAATTAGTTCTGGATAACCAGGACATGCCATTAAGTTAAACAATCTGGATTCATCATCTCTAATGTCCTGATTGCTATTTACTAGTGCCTGCAATGCTTGTACAACAACCTTACGCTGTGCCTTACGTCCAAATGTACCTGAACCGTCTTCTTGGTTAGCACTTTCTGTTACCCAACGATCTGCAAAGTAGGATGCTTGAGATTCACCAGTGCCACTACCATATCTTTGGTTATTGCCAGCTGTATTAACATAGTTTTTAACATATTTCTTTACATTAAATCCGCTACGTCTTAGATTATATAGCAACATTCCTTTTGGATATAGTGCAGGATCTGGACAATCAAAGTCAACAAAATCGCTTACAAGTAATTCTGGAATTGTAGCTGCTGTTGCACTCGATGCGCCCGAGTCGCCGTATCTAACATCAGCAAATAGTATACCATCTTCTGAAGTTTGGTCGCCACTGTCTACCAAAAACCATCTGTTTGCAATTGGTAAGTCTGTTCTACTAGCACGATACTTGTAAATTCTTGGATAACTTTCTAAGTCTGCGGTCGAAATCCAAAGATCTCCACGTACAAGAGCTGTACCGTCGCTTTGAGCTATTGGTGCAGTTGCACTAACAATAGGACCTTCTGGGTCAGGTGTTTTTGTATTATCTACATCATAAAACGGACTTGCATTTGAACTTTGTCCACTTGCACCATCATATAGTAGTCCAACCCATTCACTGCCGTTGTGTATTAAAATATCAACTTCGTCAACAATTGAGTTGTACCAAAGTCTACCGTTTGCAGTGCCGGCTTTAACCTCTGTAGGCTTTGCTGTATAGAAGCCATTACCAGCATCATTTACAGGAGACCATAAAGTTGCTTGGAATTGCTTTGGATTTGTACTACTTGATGTTCCTGGTACATATATTAAGTTTGGTGTGCCGGATGTTGGACTTACATAAGGTGTAAATCCTGCTGCTAGTAGTACTCCATCAGTATCAACAAAACGTATTTCACCACCTAAAGCATGGCTTATCACTACGCCGTTAGTAGCGTTTACTGTTGCAGTAACATTTTCTATGTTTGCAGAATTAATTGCACCTGCTAACAATCCAGCATCTGCTGCTGCACCTGTGTAAGTTTCTGAAACAGTTACCGCAGTGCTAAATGCTGCACTTCCATTGTCCGTTGCTTGTACAGTAAATGATTTAGAACCAGATCCAATTGATCCTGTTGTAATCTTATTACCACTAATAGTTGTTGGTGCTACTCCTCTGCGTCTTTGTAACTTAATTGTTGCAAGAGGTTGTGTATCACCTGCAACATTAGTTTCCGCAT